TTATTGACCTGTGGGGAAATGGTATGCGTGGGTTTGCCAGTTGTACTTCACGATGATATCCGTGTAGGCCGTGCCGGAGCCGCTGTCAGTGCCGCCGCTCAGTACATCGATGATACGGAAAGGCAGGGTTGCGGTTGTAGCCACACCAGAGGCATACCACTTCGCGGCGCCGTTGGCAGTGCTGCCGGCGGCGAAGGTCATCGTGCAGTTATTGCCGATGGAGGTATACGTCAGGGCGCCGTCGTAACGTACCTGGAACAGCACATCGGGATCGTCCACCACCTTAGCGAAAATGCTGGTGTAGCCGGTGGAGTTCGCCGGCAGGAAGTTCGCGTGTTGCTGCTGTTTCAGAGCGGGGTCGACGTAACGCACGCCGACTGCAACGCCGACGGGGCTGTTCGTGCTCAGGGTACCTGCAGCGGGGGCGGTAGCAACCGTCAGGACAACGCCAGCTGCGGTCGTAACCAGGTCACCATTGCAGATAGGGTTCGTGGCGGCCGCCGGGGTAACAACAAACTCACGGATGGTACCACCCGAAAAGTTCTTGCCGCCCAGCAGCTGCACAGGCTTGAAGCCGTATCCAGTTGTGAGTGCCATCGTTCTTTCCTTTCAAAAAGTACTACGAAATAGCGGCGGCACTCACTTGCATGATTACCTACCGCTGCCAAATGTGACCTTCGTTTGACGCTCCTTGAAGAGCGGCATCCTCGGATCATTCTCTCGGTCGATCTGTGCGTCCACGGATTCCATCTGCCCTGTCGCCATGTCCTCATAGTACTTCTGGCGCTGACGGAACATCGCTTCCGGGATCTTGCACAAGATCAGACCACCTACCTCAACCAGACCAGAGTTCTTCGCATCGCCATCCACCGCGAGCATCATCTCCTGATGATCCTCCAACCGGCAGGGCTCCCAACCTTCACGCAACGAGCGCGACATATTGGTTGGATCGGCCACGCCCATGATGGACTTGCGAATCCACTTGTACTCCCACCCATCTTCCCTCGTCGGCTCCGGCAGCAGATCCGCCGGTTTCCATTGACGCTCACGAGTCGAGTTCGTGCGATCTTCCAGATTACGGGACAAACGCTTTGTGGTTTCCATTATGCTTTCTCCAGTTTGGCAAGCTCGGTCGCGTACTGCAGAGGCGTGAGCCCCAGGCGGCGCGCAACAGCGACTTGAGATTGAGTGAGTACTACGCGTTGAGCTGTCTTCGATGTCCGGCTAACCGGTGCGACAGTCGACGGAGGGGTCTTGCGAGGTTTGTCGCCCCATTCGTATGCGGGGAATACCTCACGCATCCGGGTGTTCAGCTGCTTGTAGTACTCAGCCGAGTCTTCTTTGGGGTCCACACCCTCGCTAATCAGTTCGTCATGGATTCCGTAAGCAGTGGCGGTCATGCGCTTGTTCTCGCCGAACCACTTATTCTTCGAAGCCCAATCTACGGCGTCTGGATCAGGCTCTGGCGCCTGTGTCTGTGACGGTTGCGTAGTTTGTACCACAGGTTCCTTGGTTTGTCTAGCGGCTTCTTTACGTTGCGCCGCCTGGCTCGCCCAGTCTTCTGTGCGCTTGGCATCGGCCGCGGCCTTGGCAATCTGCTCCTGCGCGTCGGCCATCTTCTCGGCATCGCCCACCTCGTAGGCTTCCTTGTATGCGCGCTTGGCCTGCGCCATTGTCAAGTCGACCTTCTCCTTGGTCTGCGCGAGGAACGCATCTTCCCCTTGCATGTACCGGGCTTCGAGGGCTTTCTTCTCTTCGAGCAACTTCTTGGCCGCGGCGGCCAGCTCATCCCGCTCCCGAATCGCCACTTCCTTCGCCCTGCGCTCGTCGTGCGCGCGGTGGATCTCCTTGCCGATACGCTTCTTCACGGCCTCGGAGTATTCGGCCATCTCCTCTTCGGTGGGCTCCTTGTCTTCCGGCGGCAGCGGTTTGCGGTTGCGATCCTGCGGGGGCGTGTCGTCGACAATCTCGACTCCGGCCTCATCCCCTTCGCCTTGTGCGAACTCGACCTTCAGCTCGTCGTTCTCGAGCGTCGGATCTTTCTTGAGTGTGTCTTTTTCGTCTGGTAGTGGTGGCATTTGTCTCTCCTCTCGTTACGCGCGGCTGAAGCCGCGGGGGTCCTGGACGACCGCCTCGATCGCATCGTCATTGATCAGGCGGAACTCCACATCATGCAGCTTGAACCGGGTGCCGGAGTACGCGCGCATCAGGACGAAGTCACCTTCCTTACAGAAGGGGCCGGTAGGGAACTTGGCCTGATCTTTGTAACAGTCGGGGCCCATCTTGATGATGAAGCCGACTACAGTGGCGACCTCATCGTTACGCACGACGGCGTCCGCTTTCAGGATACCGCTCTCGTATTTCGCTTCAATCTTGGGGAGGCCGACGAGGATCTTGTACCCGCAAGGCGTGGGTAGCTGCGTCGCCAGTTTTTCATCTTTTTCTGCCTCGGTCTCGCCGCTGACTGCATCGCGGGCGATATTCTTCTGCTCTTCCACCAGATGATCTGGCAGTACGAGTCCGCTCATTTGCTTCTCCTTCTAGGCGCCCGTAAGGTGGCGGGCGTGTCCACTACTGCTAATCCTGTGACTCCATTCGGGACAATTCCTCGTCGAGGATAGAGAGCGCTTGCTGCAAGCCCTGGCGCTTGCCACACAGGCGCTGATACTCATCCCAACTCTTGGCCCCGCCCAGGATGCCAGCCTCGACCGACTCCAAGGTTTGCTGCAGCTCTTCTCGGGCTACCCGAGCGAAAGCGATGACGCTCATTCAGGTTTCTCCTTGTTCATGTGCGGCCGGGCCGCCGCAACCGCCGCATTTATGCGCCGTTGGTCTTCGGCATGCTTGATCTTCTGCTTATGGGCTTCGTGTTGGTGCCCCAGTTTCTGCCGGTGCTGCTCCGCTGCCTGGGCCAGCGCTTCCCTGCGGGAAATCGCCTCGTGCTGCACGCGCTGGGCTTCCTGCGCCATCTTCATGCTGTGCGCTTGGTCCTGATGAAACAGCTCCATCTGCTTCTGCTGCGCCTGCAGCGCGGGATCACCGGCCTTTGCCCGTTGCTCTTCATCGAACTGGGCGGCGTCAAGTATCGCCGTGGTCGCTTGCTGCCGTTGTTGCTGCTTGTGGACTTCATCGACCTTGGCGGCGTCGAACGCGAGCCGCTTCATATCCGCTTCGAACCGTTTATCGATCTCGTACTTCTTCAGTTGGTTTTTCTCACGGTCGATCGCCGTTTGCGCCTGCTGTTGCTGCAACACTGGGTCTTGCGCGGCCTGTTGCGCCTGTTGCTGCGCCGCCTCGGTTTGGTGCTGCTGCAGGAGCTGCTGCGCGGCCTGGGCCATCACAACACTCAGCTGCTTTTCCGTCTCCGGGGTCATACGCTCATCCCCCTGCGGGAGCGGGGTGCCCATCTGCTGTTCGATGCGCTTGCGATACTCGAAGGCTACATGCTCCGCGATATGTGCGTTCATCGCCGCCACCATGGTTTGCGCGGTTGGCATCTGGCCGACGATCTGCTGGATCTTGGGATCTTGCTGCGCCGCGATGTGCGCCTTCAGGTGCGATTCGTGATCCTGATACGCGAACGCCTTGACCGGCTTGCCGTTCATGATCGCCTGATTTTCCGAGATCGGGTCCTTCGGAGTCTGGTCGGCGGCCGCCGGGATGATCTTCTCGATATTCTTCAGCCCGAGTGTGGACAACATCTGCCGGTCGAGCTCGACCCGATCGTAGATCGCTGGGTTGGCTGCGGCCATCTGGTTGACGGCTTGATACATGATCACGCGCTGGCTCATCGTCGCCGCGTTGGGGTCCGACACCGGGATGATCTCGGCAATGTCGTAGTCCGCCTGCTTGATCTCGCGGCTTCCGCCCTCCACGTCGTAGTCGTACGACTCCGGCAACAGATCGCGAATGATCGTCTGCAACAGAGTCAGCTCTTCCTTCAAGCTGGCATGCAGGCGGGCCTGGATAGCCGTCATCACCTTCATGCTACGCTCGAGAATCGCCAGCGTCGTGCCGACCGGGGCTTCCTGGTTCATATCGGCCGCGTTCACATCGGATACCGCCGCCATGCGGCGACCTTCCTCGACGATCTCGTTGAACAGTTGAAACAGGGTTTGACTGGGCTCCTTGAACGGGAGTGGGATCAGGTTGTCACGCAGCGTGCCGGAGGGCACATCGATGTCACGGAATTCGCCGGGTGCCAGCGGGTCGGAGTCGCGCTGCACGCGCACGCCTTTGGTCTTGTAGCCCGCGGGTAGATTGGCCAGGGTGCCTGCGTCCACCAGCTGGCGCAGCAGCGAAGTCGCGGAGTTGGCGAAACCACCGACGAGGTGCACGAGCCCCATACCGTAGAAGCCGAAGCCCGGAATGTAGATGTAGTGCACGAAGTGCTGCACGCGCGCCTTGGTCGCGTCGTCGATTTTCCAGTTGCGATAGACCGACAGGATTTCTTTCGACTGCAGATCGAACGTCACGATGTACGGCAGCATGATCCCAGTCTGCTCGCCCTTGTCGTCCACATCCTCATAGCCCTCGATCTCGAGATCGACCTGCATCTCGATCAGTTCATACCGGTCATCCTTAACCGGCACCGTGCCGGTGATCTTGTCCTTGTTCGACTGTTTGGTATTCTGTATGGGATCAGGCAACTCGATGTCTCGATAGAAGCCAGCGTTCTGGAGTTTCTTGACGTCGTTCTTCGACTTTCGCATCCGGTGTGAAATGCGCGGAGTTGTGCTGATATCGGTCGCGCCGTAAGGCGCGATGAGGTCTTCGGCGGAGACGAAGACGGAAGTTTGACGGTCCAGGCTCGGATCGAACATGACCTTCTTGAAAGCCGACCCCATGATGGCCAGATTCCACAGCATGCGTTCATGCTCGGGCCTGTACTCCTTCATCTGCGTGGTCAATCGCCAGTTGATATCGTTCTCGACGCGCTTGGCCGCCTTTTCTTTCAGGTCATCAGTCTTTCCAACAAGTGCTGCTTTGCAGATCCCCTGTGCGCTGAACGTCTCGGTGATCGCTTCTGCCTGGAACTTTATGGCGGCCTCGGCTAAAAGGGGGTGAAAAACTCCACAAGCCCCATCCCAAGGTTCTGTGCGTTCGATTATCTGTAGCCCAAGCAAGTCCATCCCTTCATTCAGCGTCTTCTCCCACGGATCACGCGAGCGAAGGTCATTATCGAAGAATTCAGCGCACTCCTCTGCTATTTCACCCAGGATCTGGCCATCCAAGTCCTCTGCGAGGTTCTTGTAGAAGGCGTCGTATAAGGCCTCAGGTGTTTTAGGCTCTTCCAACGCGCCAATATCGCCGGTTTCGTCCTCTTCCGCCGGCAAAATGACCTCGATATCGCCTGTTTCGGTCTCTCCCGTCAGGGTTTTGCGTGTATCTTGGTACGGCTGCATCGATTTCTCAATCATAAACGCTCCTTAGGGCATATCCGGCCAGCGGCGATTGCCTTTTGACGTGTTTTCCTTCGCTGGAATGACCGCGATGTTACACCCAATGTGGAAACCACAAACTTTTTTGCTGATCAGAGGCACTTGGTGGTCAATGTGCCACTTGATTCCAGTTGTTTTCTCCCGCCGGGCGCAAAGATCCGCGGCTTCGAGCATGATTAGCTCATCCAATTCGCCAAACCAATATGGAATAGCACTATTTTTAGCGGCCCGGCGCTTGCTAGTATGCGCGCGTACCTTATCTGGATTAGCCGCGCTCCATCGTCTAAACGCCTCGGCTTCGTGCGCCTTTACTGCGGGCTTGCTTCGCCGCTGTTTTCGCGCCGCAGCAAAACTAACAGGATCTGATTCTCTACGTGCGCGGTCATAGGCAGCTATTTTTTCTTTATTATTTGTTGCGTACACCTTCCTACGCTCGCGCTCTTTCGCTAGGAAACTTTTCTTCTCCGTTTCAGACATAGCCTCTTTCCGCGCTTTTTGTTTGGCTAAAATATCGCGACGTTTTTCCTCATACCGCTTTGCGCTGGCTGCTAATATCGCCTCACGATTTCTCACGTAGTGCGCGCGGCTATTCTCTTGCTGTTTAGCCTTCTGTTCCGCTGATAGGATCTGTTTTTCCCTAGCCATCAATAGTACCTCCGCTTTCTCTGAAACATTTCTGGCTCGTCAGGGAGATCCGTAGCCAAACGGATGAAGCCACCTGTTCTAAACCGACGGAGCGCCAAGGTCATGCAGTCCACCATGTCATCATGGTCGCCATTGGGGAAATCGGAACACTGCTCGATTACCTCGGCCGCCCAGCGCCGGCTCTTCGGCGCCCATACAAGACCAGAAGCGAATATGTCCGATACACTGTTCACGCGCGCTATTTTATCATTCCCCTTGGAGGGCGTAAATTCCGAGACCGGCAGCCCCATGGCGCGCAACTCCTGATACAGAACAGAGCCACTTGACTTCTTCTCAATTACGAATGTATCGGGCGCGAAGTCAGTATACGTCTCCATCGCTGCTTTCTTCATCTCCGGATACTCGAGCCGCTTGGCCCAGGACTCCAACAAGATGATATTGGGGTTCTCGCGCTCGTCATAGAAGACGCCCCAGACCTGGCAAGCCGTAAAGTCCGCGCGCGTCGACGCCTCTTGAGCGGCGTCAATACTCATAATCAAATACTCACATTGAGGCGGATCATCTTGGGGCCAGTCTTTCCACCATTCCCGCTTGATAAGAGCACCTTCCTCTCCTGTTGGGTTCTGCATGTACTGTGCGTTCCACAGGAAGGGCGCCATGACAGCTTTCTTCTGCAGCAACACCTCAAGCGGCCAGCGCTCAGGCCACAAGCTCTTCTCGTTTGGCATGCCTTCGTTCAGGATCGCCGGGAACTCGACGACTTCCCAAGGCTCTGTATCCGGATTCTTGGCCATCTGGTCGATGAGGCGGCCGATGAGATCTCCTTTATGCCAGCGAGTATGGATGCAAATCACCGCCCCGGAAGGAGACAGCCGCTGCAGAGGGCCTGACTGGAACCATGTCCACACATCTTCGAAGACCTGCGTATTGCCGTTGATAATATCTCTCTCGCTGAAAGGGTCATCAATTATGCACAGTTCACTTCCGCGCCCAGCGAGCGCGCCGCCAACACCGACAGCGAAAAAGTTTCCTCCGGAACTCGTAGACCATTGCCCAGCCGCCTTGGAGTCCGCCTTCAACTGCACATCGGGGAATACCTCGCGGTACTCAGGAGTATTGATCAAATCCCGCACCTTGCGGCCAAAGCCTGTAGCCAGATCGGCGGTATGCGATGCCATAATCACATTTCGGTTCGGGAACTTGCCCAGATACCATGCCGGAAAAATATACGATGAGAGCAAACTCTTACCCATCCGCGGGGCGACGGAGATCAGGATGCGGCGTTTCTCGCCTCTGGCCACGGCATCCATCAGCTTCGCCAGCTGCCGGTGGTGAGGCCCCACCATGAAGACCTTCGGCTCGGTCTCGATCTGCAGCACTGGCGCCATCTTGTGCGCGAAGGAGAGCAGTGAATCCTGTGCCTGCCGGGAGACCTTTTTGTCCGCCAGGGCCTCCAGTAGCTCGAGCGTCTCCGCCTGATCCTTGGGGGGCAACTTGTGCAGATTCTTCAGGATCGTGTTCAGTTGTTGTGGGGTGAAGTCACTAAGCAACATCCGGCCCTCCTGCTGTGGATGTGGCCACGATAGTGGCGTTTAGCTGCGCAGGAGTGAAGTTGCTAAGTTGCATCTCAGACTTCCGGTTCGCCGGTTGGCGTGTCGGGTGTCGCCTCTGGCGGCAGGTGCGATCTCAGGATCTTGCTGTATTCCTCCGGCAGGAGGATCTTCAGCTTCTCGTGGAGCTTGGCCTCCAGTGTATCGGCCGGCAGCTGCTTGACGGTGACTTCCGTCCGTTCGGTAAACAGGCCGACTTCGGTTATCTGCCCCAGGAGGTGCAGGGCTTTCATCCGCTGTGATGCGGGTTGCTTCGGATCAGACTCTTCGAGCAGGCGGTTTGTCACGTACTGGCGCATCTGGGCTGCGCTTTTCACAACCTCGTGATCGTACTCGGACAGGAGGGCTGCCAACTTCAGCACCACTGCCGGGCGCTGCATCCCTGCGGTTGAAATTGGCAACTGCTGAATCTCCCGATTGAACTGCTGCATCGCCACCTCTTCATCCTTCTCGTCGATCGTTGCTCGCATCCCGTGCTTCAGGAGCATCGCTGCCGTCTCGGCGCGCGCCTTTATCTCTTCCCGCGCAGTGCGCGGTCCGCGAATCAGTTCCCGAATGGGAGCGCGTTCGACCAAGGGTTCGATAGCCCCTATGTCTTCGTCGAGTTCGATCAGGTGTTGCAGCGGCGTTTCCATATGCGCAGTCGGGACTGGATGGCCGGTTGTACCATGGTTTCTATTTTTTTGCTAGAAAAAATTTTTGGGGGGCTCGGTTTTATTGACGGGGGTGTTTTGGGGCCGAGATGCAAATTCCCATGTCGGAAAAGCCTGGATTGTTAAGGAATGTAAAGTTATGCTGGTTGCTTGGCGAAAACTAACTACATAGCCATCGCATCCCAAAACAAATTCCGGGGGTTCCCCCATACCGTACCCTTTGCGGTCAGGGACTTATGTCCGTGTCCGGCTTTACAATCCATGCCTATAGGCGTATAGTTCATACATCGAAGGGCAATACCGTCTTTCGACAATCACAGGAGATTACCAATGCTGCTCTGCTTCATCTTGACCTATACCTTGGGCGCAATCGGCGGCACGCTGTACGCTGCCAAGTCCTTGTAATCTAACCCAACTCAATCAAAGGAATCTACCATGACACAAGCAACCGCAGACAAGAACGAAGTCACTCCCATCATGCCGGCCAAGGAAATAAACGGCCTCATCGTCCGCGCTGTTGAGGCGGACCAGGCCCACGGCAATGCCTACACAGCAATCTTCGCTGACCTTATCAAGGGTATCGCGTCGGGCCTCATCAACAAGGCAAGCGCTGCCGAGTATGAACGCCGTGCCCATGCCTTCAGCAAAGGGCTTGCCGCTTCGCGAGGCGTAGAACCTGAA